ATTTGGATTTTTAAGGCTTTCAATTTCAGCTTTAATTTGTTCAATTTCACTCTGACGAGCATTCCAGCCCTGATAAGCTATCTGCACTGGCAACACCCGATAAACATCACCATCCTTATCAAAGAGCCTATCACCATGAATGAACCGCATGTTTGTGTAGAAGTCTTGACCCTTAAACCATTTTTCGAAATCTCCCATCACCCTTCCTCCCTACACTGTCCGCACTTAATGCAGTTCCGTACCGAACCATCTACTGTTGCATCAACCCAGCAGTGCTCGCATGTCCGACGTTCAGCTTCGAGAATGGCGGTTGGTGTGCCTCGGCTTGCCTCATTCGCTCTCTGCTGGAAATCCTTTGCAATCGCCCAAGCTTGGCTAATCTTCTCTGGGTCAACAGATAGAACCCCTACTCGCGACACTTCACGAGCAATGAGTTCGAATGCCATATCCTCAACTGACTTCATGGCATGCCTCCACGTCTGCGATGGCTTGTTTTACTCTTGCGGTGTTTATATACCCTATGCCACAGTCCAGCTTGACCAGTAAATCTGCATGCCCTGCATACTCACAAGCTGCAACATCAGCCTTTGCCTGATCTAAAGATTTGAATAGCCCTAGAATCTCATGACTCTCAACAAGGCGTTTTAAGTCAGACAACCAGTTTCGATCACCTGTAATAACTGCAATCGTTCCAATCAATGCAACTTCTCTTTTTGCACGTTCCCAACCAAACTTCTTCACAAACTCAGTCGCTTTCATAATTCCCTCTTGGCTCACGTTGTCATGCTTAGTCATGCTGTGGCTCCTAATCTTTCAACCCATTTATCCAGTTCAACCTGAGCAAACTGCTTTACTTCACGATCCTTGCTGTGACACATGTGTGCAGCTCTGATAATGATTTGCTCGACCTTCTTTTGTACGGCTTGTTCATCTAGTTCAATGATCGAAATGCCGTAGCTAATCGCATTCCATTGACTCTGTGAGATTCCCTTCTCCATCACTGAAACCTTGCTGATAAACTGTCTGGGCACATTCAGGGTTTTAGCTAGTGCAGTAGCGCGACCAATACCCATTTCCAGCCATGCTCGAACCTGCTTATTTCTATTCATCCCTGTGCTCCAAATAGCTGTTTGGTTTTATCTGTGGCCTTGTAACCACGTGGAGTACTCCCATCACTTTGCAGGCAGCCTAATTTCTCAAGCTCAACTAAATAACGCTGTGCTGATCTTTGTTGCAGTCCAGTAATCTCCATACAATCCCGCGTAGAGAGACGACTTGAACGAGAATATGCAGTTCTAAGCAAGGCAATGCTGCGTTCAATAACATCCATTCTTGTTTTCATGCTTCACCCACCCGTTCCACAATGGTCTTAATGG